ACCCGACAGCGTTCGTGGTGTCATTCGTTCAGGGCGAGACACTGTACGTCGCCAAGGAGTTCGTGAAGACGGGGCTCCTGAACAACCAGATCGCCACGGTCATCACGGACCTGGGCTTCAGCAAGTCCACCATCATTGGTGACTCAGCCGAGGTCAAGAGCATTGAGGAACTCAAACGGGATGGGCTGTACCGCATCTATCCTGCGGTCAAGGGACAGGGATCTATTCTTCAGGGCATACAGAAACTGCAGCAGTACGAGATCGTTGTGGATCCATCGTGTGAGCACGTGATCACGGAGCTGCAGAACTATGCCTGGAAGAAGGACAGGCTGTCCGGGGAATATGTGAACGAACCCATCGACGAGTTCAACCACTGCATCGATGCGCTGAGGTATTCGCTTCAGTGCACAGACAAATACAAGAAGCTGACCACGTTCAGCAAAGCCACATTAGGGCTGTAAGGAGTGAGCATGAAATACTACTTCGACAAAGACAAGATACTGACCAAGGACATCATCACCAAGTTCATTGCGCTGGATCGGAGCGAGAACGCCCGGAAGATCAAGCTGCACGAGTACTACAAGGGACAGCACAACATCCTCAAGCGGACATACGATGACCCGTCCAAGCCGAACAACAGGGTGGTCAATCCGTACGCAAACTACATCACAACGCTGATGACAGGCTACTTCATTGGGGAGCCGGTGCAGTACACGTCGGCAGATGACACGGCACTCGAACAGTACAAAGAGGTCATGTCCTTCAATGATGAGCCGAGCGTGAACAAAGAGATCGCCAAGTGGCAGAGCGTCTGCGGTGAGGGCTACGACATCGTGTACATCGACGGGAACGGAGACACCCGCTTCAAGGCCATGCCGGCCATCGGCATGATCCCGATCTACAACGATGACCTCGAACAGGATCTGCTGTATGTGATCCGTTACTGGAAGAGCCACGACATCGAGAGCGGGCTGTGGCTGGACTTCGTTGAGGTCTACTCACCGGTGGACATCATCAAGTACCAGACAGACGCAGCCGGCAACCTCGTTCAGGTCGACCAGAAGTACCACGTGTTCGGGCAGGTCCCGGTCACACCGTACTACAACAACGCAGAATGTCAGGGCGACTTCGAGCTGGTCATCAGTGAGGTCGATGCGTATGACTCCTTCGAGTCCGACAGCGTCAATGAAGCGGACTACTTCGCAGACAGTTACCTCGTGCTGTCCGGCATGGAGGGCACAACCTCCGAGGACATCGGAAGCATGAAGGAGAACCGTGTGCTTGTCTTCCCGGAAGGTGGCGAGGGCCAGTGGCTGACCAAGACGGTCAATGATGCGTGGATTGAGAACGAGAAGAAGCGTCTCGATCAGGACATCCACAAGTTCAGCTTCTGCCCGCCGATGACAGATGAGAACTTCGCCAGCAATGCCTCCGGGGTCGCCATGAAGTACAAGCTCATGGGACTGGAGAACAAGGTCGGCGTCAAGGAGAACGAGTTCGAGAAGGGACTGCGCAGACGTATCGAGCTGATATACGGCGTGATGCGCAAGGTCAGCGGTGACATGGATTATCTGGACATCAACATCGTGTTCACCAGAAACCTTCCGCAGGACCTGTCCGCTTCAGTCGACACGGTGGTCAAGCTGGAGGGAGTGATCAGCGACGAGACGAGGCTGGCTCTGCTGCCGCTTGACATCGACGCCAAAGAGGAACTGGAGAAGGTGGAAGAGCAGAAGCTGAGCAACTACAGCCTGTTCGGGGCAACCTTCAACGAGGTAGGCGACGATGAAGAAGTCGAAGAGAAACGCTAAGAAAACCAAGATAAAGACACGGCAGAAGAAGAGCGCACGGTACTGGAAGAACAGAGCGATACAGATGGAAGACGACAAGGAGAAGCTCGCTGATGCTTTATCAGAGAGGACACGCAAGTCCTACATCCGCTCCTTCAATCGTCTGAATAAATACATCGACGCACTGTACGCAGAGATACAGGACAAGGGACTCGATAACGTACGGAGGACCGACCTGTACAATCTGCAGAAGTATGCAGCGTTAAGGGATAAGATCGCACAGGAGATACAGGGTCTCGCCGTCGAAGACAACGAGAAACTGAGCAAACTCCTTGACGATATAGCGGTCGACACATACGAGTCCAACCTGAAGGAGATGTCCATCGACTTCAGCATCATCAGCGAACAACAGGCCAAGGCCATTGCATCGCAGAACTGGACAGGCGTCAAGTTTTCAGACCGCATCTGGGGCAATGCCAACGACTTCAACGCACGGGTCATGAACGACATCGAGGACATGGTGATTCGTGGCAAGTCTCCGGAACAACTCAAGAAGAAACTGATTGAGGACTACTCGATCAAGTTTCATGAAGCCGACAGGCTGATACGGACAGAAGCGTCGCACGCTTACAACAGCGCAGCACTGCAGTCGTACATGGAAGCGGGCTGTGAGCAGGTGGACTTCCTTGCGGAGTCTGACTGTTGTGAGAAGTGTGAACCGTACTCGGGGAAGCGCTACCCGGCGGCGCTCGCTCCTGTCATCCCGGTACATCCGAACTGCAGGTGCACATACCTGCCGGTCGTTCCGGGCATCACGACCTAAAGGGGTGCGGTCGTTAAAGGCACAACTATACATCATGGGTTACTCAAGGAGGTAGAACATGGACGAGAACACCAACATCAACACAACAACAGAAGAGACACAGGAAGAGACCAAGACCTATACGGCTGAGGAAGTAGATGCGCTGCTTCAGAGTGAATCGGACCGCCGCGTCACATCCGCTCTGCAGAAGAAGGAGCGTGAGATCGCTGCACTCAAGAAGCAGATCGAGAACGAGAAGACACTTTCCCAGCTCGACGAGGAATCGAGGGCGACGGCAGAGAAGGACATGAAGATCGCCGAACTCGAGAACCAGCTGAAGGACTTCCAGCTTGCACAGACCAAGAATGAGGTCATGAAGGTGCTGGGTGCCAGAGGGCTGTCGGCAGAGTTTGCTGACATGCTGAACATCGGCACCGACACAGAGGAAGCCCAGAAGATGATTGACTCTTTCGACAAGCTCTTCAAGAAAGAAGTGGCTCGGGAAGTCAAGGCACGGCTCGCTGAGACATCGGCAGTTCCGCAGATCGCGGACGCCATGTCGGGCAAGATGACCAAGGACCAGTTCAACAGGCTGAGCATCGCCGAACAGCAGGCCATGTATAACAGCGACCCCGAGCTCGTCAAGAACTTACTCGGATAAGGAGAGAAAACAATGGGAACACTTTATAGCAACTTCGTACTCGAGAACAAGCTCGAGTCCATTCTCACAACCAAACTGGACCTGCTGAGCTATCTGACACCGGACTACTCACTGCAGGCTGCTCCGGGCATGATCAAGAAGGTCCACACCTATAAGCCGACCGGTGCCGTCGAAGATCTGGCACAGGGCAACGGCAACACACAGAGCATCGACGCAGGCTTCATCGAGAGAGAGTACACCGTAGGTGTTACACAGGGCAGATTCCCGTACTACGATGAGCAGGCTATGACGGATCCGGCGTATGTTGACGCAGGCATCCAGGGTCTCGCTGAGATCATGGCGAACGACCTGACCACAAAAGCCATCGCAGAATTCGGTCACGCTATCCTGTCGAAGAGCACGTCAGACTTCTCACTGGCTGACATCATCGATGCGATCGCACTGTATCCGTACGAGGAAGAGGGCGGTCTGTTCATGCTCGTTGGCATGAAAGCCAAGGCGAAGATCCGCAAGGCTCTGAAGGATGAGCTGAAGTACGTTGAAGACTTCGCAAGAAAAGGCTATATCGGCAGCCTGATGGGCATTCCTGTGATCGAGAGCAAGGCAGTTCCTACAGACTGCGCATTCATCGCAACCAAGGAAGCCGTCACGGCATTAATCAAGAAGGGCGTTGAGTCCGAACAGGAAAGAGACGCCAACACTCGTAAGACCACGGTTTACCTGCGTAAGTGCATGGTCGTAGCTCTGACTGATGCTACGAGAGTCATCATGATGGGACCGGCACAGACTACGACTGTAACATGCGTTGCGGACAAGTCAGACGCAACCATCACAGGCGCAGCTGACACAGGCGCTGTAGTTTACGCATACCAGGCTGACGGCACATTCATCGGCAAGGCGACTGCATCATCCAACGCTTACAGCATCAGCGCAAGTGCGGTAGCATCCGGCTGGACTGCTGGCACTTCCAAGGTCTACGTCGTAGTCGAGGAAGCTGGCAAGTGCAACGAATACAAGGAAGCCACAGTACAGGCATAACCAAGACAGGAGGGTAATCATGGCACAGATTGATACCCTGAGAATTTTATTGCAGATAGCGGACAGTTCACATGATAATCTGCTGAACGTGCTGGTTGACCAGTGCGAGCAGGAGTACCTGGACCGGACGCACCAGGATGAAGCGGACGAGAGCATCGTCAATGCCATGGTGATTGAGCGTTTCAACCGCCTGGGCAACGAGGGTGTGCAGTCCATGAGCTACAGCGGGATCAGCGAATCATTCGAGTCGGACTACTCCGAGGCGGTGCAGAGGCTGATCAGATCCAAGGCGAGGATGGTGACATTATGAGGATGACACCGCACACAGTGCAGACGCCAACTTACACCCGGGACGATTACGGCGACCCGACACCGACCTACGGCGACCCGACCAAAGTGCCGATGTTCGTGGGCTGGATCAATGCGATCCGCAACAACCTCGAGGGATCCATCTACCAGAAGTATGACTTTGTGGCGATCACCAAGGCTGACGTCCCTGTCGATGCGCTGGTGGATGGTGCGCTCGTTGTTGGCTACACGGACCATTCGGGCCGCTTCAACCGCCTGTTCATGAACTACGCAGAAGGAGCTGATCGGATCTATGGAAGCGACTAATGCCAAGCAGATCGCAGCGAACATCGAGAAGGCTGCGCATGTTGATATTCCTCTGGCACTGACCAAGGGTCTGGAGAATGCGTGTCTGCTGATCGAGCGGTCGGCGAAAGCCAACGCACCAGTCAGATCGGGCAACCTCCGGAGCTCCATCACCCACAGGGTCACACCGATGGCGCTGGAGGGTGTGGTCGGGTCGACCATCGACTATGCGCCGTATGTGGAGATCGGGACAGGCGTCTATTCGTCCATGGGCGGTGGCCGAAAGGGTGGCTGGTTCTATGTGGACGCAGAGGGCAACGGGCACTGGACAGAGGGCTCGCATCCTCAGCCGTTCCTGAAGCCCGCCATGGACAACAACATATCTGCAATAATGAAATGCTTTGAGGGATTAATATGATCAAAGAAATCGTATCAGCACTCGAGAGTGCAACGAAGCTCAAGGTGTTCCCATTCTGGACCGATGAGCTCAAAGAGTGCATCGTGTACGAGTGGACCCCTCTGAGCGATGACGGAAGCAAACAGACTGCGCAGATCATGGTGCGGGTCAAGACCAAGTCGATCGCTGCGGCGGAAGAGTACGCCATTGCGGTCAAACAGGCCCTGATCAGCATCGGAGACGGCAGTCAGATAGAAGGTCTTACGGCCTGTGAACACAACGGAGGCGGTATGCTGAAGAATGAGGACACAGGCTTCATAGACTACATCATGTACTTTGACTTGGTTTTCAAGTCGGACATAAGCAAGGAGAGTAACATATGAGCGACAGAATTGTATTAGGCAGCGGTAAGCTGTATTGCTCCACAGTTACGGCGACAGCCGGAGTCTACACGGTTCCTGCAGACAACGTGATCGAAACTGCAGCGAATCTGCTGGGCTACATCAAGGGCGGCGCTACTCTGGAGTACACACCGTCGTACTACACTGTCAAGGATGACCTCGGGATCGTCTCCAAGAGATTCCTGACCGAGGAAGCCGTCACATTCAAGAGCGGTGTCCTCACATGGAACGGAGAGGTCCTTGACAAGCTGTCATCCACGGCAACAGTCGACGAGACAGTCACGGGCAAGCGTACCGTCAAGATCGGCGGCATCGAGAACTACGACAACCAGATGTACGTCCTGCGCTTCGTCCATGAGGATGAAGAGGACGGCGACATCCGTGTCACAGTCATCGGAAACAACACCGCCGGCTTCGAGCTTCAGTTCCAGCCGGACAGCGAGACAGTGCTCAACGCAGAGTTCGAGTGCGTCCCGGGCGTAGGCTCACAGGGCGTGCTGATCATCTACACTGAGGACGACGCAGACGTAGCATAAGCAGGACGGGAGGGCTTTCGGGCTCTCCCTTTTGTTTTGATTTTTGATTATAGGAGGATTAATCATGCTGGACTTAACAACAATCTACACAGTATACGAACTGAAATGGTTCGACGGCAGCATACTTCACCTGCCGAAACCAACCGAGAAGTTTTTGAGAGAGGTCTCTGACCTGTACAGCGAAGACGCATCAGAGATGGACCAGCTCGAAGCAGTGAAGAACATTACGTGGAAATTAATCAGGCAGAACACCGACGGACGCAAGTTCACGAAATCCGAACTGGAGCAGTGTGACGCTGTTGTGTCATCCATGATCCTGAAGGATTACATGGAGGAAGTCGAGCGACGCCTGGGGGAATAGAGATCCCGAACCTCCCAACCGGGGAAACTCCGGAAGAGTATCTGCTGACCGGCACCGGCGACTTGAGGCTGGTTTCGGAGTACACCGGGCTTAACTTCAACGAGGTCATCGAACTGGACTGCATCACATTCAAGATGCTTTTTCGGGATGCGTTCGTTGATTTTATGAGCCGGACCGAGGAGGGAAGGGATTACCTTGAGCAGTGCTGGATACTCAAACAGACAGAGCCAAACAAAAGGGCACTGCGGAAACTAACGGAGGAGCATTAAATGCTTGACTTAGGTACATTACAACTTGGCGTCAAAATAGACGACGGGCAGGCAAAAGGTCAGCTTCAGGGTCTTGGCGGCGAGGTCGAAAAGACAGGCTCGAAGACCGAGATGCTGGCGGGCAAAGCCAAGATGATGATCAAGGCGTTTGTGGCTGCATATGCCATTCAGGAGATCGCCAAACTTGGCAAGGCTGCGCTCGATGCGTATGCCCAGTTCGAGCAGCTTCAGGGCGGCGTCGACAAGATCTTCGGCAAGGAAGCAGCCGAGACGGTCATGCAGAACGCAAGCAATGCGTACAAGACCGCCGGAATGTCAGCGAACCAGTACATGGAGACTGTCACGAGTTTCAGTGCGTCGCTGATCCAGTCCATGGGCGGCAACACTGAAGCGGCTGCAGGTGTCGCAGACATGGCGATCCGGGACATGAGCGACAACGCCAACACGTTCGGCACGAACATGCAGTCGATACAGGATGCGTATCAGGGGTTCGCCAAGCAGAACTACACGATGCTGGACAACCTCAAACTCGGTTACGGCGGCACCAAGGAAGAGATGCAGCGTCTGCTTCAGGATGCCGAGAAGCTGACCGGCAAGAAGTACGACATCAGCAACCTCAACGATGTGTACGAAGCGATCCATGCGATCCAGGAAGAGTACAACATCACAGGCACGACATCCAAGGAAGCCAGCCACACCATCGAGGGTTCCATGAACGCACTCAAGGCAGCCGGCGAGAACATGCTGACTGCGATCGGTGGCGGCGGGAACATGGACAAAGCGTTCAGTGCGCTGCTTCAGAGTGCAGCAGATGCAGCCAAGAACATCATCCCGAGGGTGTTTATCATCCTGAAGAACGTCGTGGTCGGTGTTATCAAGTATCTGCCACAACTCATGACCTACATCAGTGACGGCATTGGCAAGTTAGCCGACATGATCGGGAGCGCCGGATCCAGCGGTGGTGGCCAGTTCGCAGCGGCGGCACTCACGTTGCTGAAGAACTTCGCAATCGGCATGATCAAGGCCATTCCGCAGCTGAACGCCAGCATCGTCATGCTCGTGTGGTCCTTGGCCAAGTACATCATCTCGAATGCCGGAACATTCATCGAGACCGGCAAACAGATGATAATCAAACTGGTCACAGGCTTCCTGGCGGGGCATCCGTTGCTCCAGAAGGCTGCGGCGAAGTACATCAACGGCGTGTTCATGCCGCTTCAGAAAATCATCAAGATCGTGACCAAGGTCGTAACGACACTGCACGGCTGGTGGAAGAAACTGCTCGGACAGAAGGGCAGCAAGAAGTACAGCATCAGCGCACCGTTCAGCAAGGCACTGCAGTCCATGAAGGACATATTCAGCAAGTGGAAGGATATTCTGGGCCAGAAAGCCAAGAAGACCTTTGAGGTCGCCAAGAAAGGCTTCACGTCCGTGCTCAACAGCATGAAGGACATCTACAACAAATGGAAGGACATTCTCGGACAGGCTGCCAAGAAGGTGTTCAAGATCGAGACGAAGGGGAAACCACCTGGAAGTCGTATCGGTCTGCGTGAAGTTCCGTACGACGGCTATGTTGCAACACTGCATAAGGGCGAAGCAGTCCTCACGGCTGCCGAGGTCAACAGGATGAACAAGCAGAGCGAGACAGCCGAGAGCGGTGGCAAGGCCCTCACCGTCAACGTGTATGGATCCGACAACATGAGCGTGACCGAACTGGCTGCAGCGGTCGAGCGCAGAATCATCAACATGCAGAAGAGGAGGTCTAACGCATGGGCATAAGGACATTTACATTCAATGGTGAATCATCTGACACGTACGGCGTCCTGATAAACAAAAACGCATCGTTCAATGCACCGACACGGGCTGGTGAGATGCTGAGCATCCCGGGACGGAACGGAGCGTACTGGCACGACCTTGGACGGTTCGAGAACATCGAGATTAAGTACCACTGTGTAGTGGGCGAGGCGACAAAGGCGGACTTCGCGGATGCGATGAGTGATGTCAGGTCA